CCGGTTAGCAGATCGAGCTTGCCCTGCCAGGTCTGCCGTTCGGCGGCCATGCGGGCGGCGGCCTCGGCGGCGGCGGTGGCCGTCGCGTCGATCTGGGCGGCCAGATCGGCAAACTGCGGGGCGATCCGCATCATGACCGCAAAGGTCTGCTGGCCTGAAACAGTCGTCAGGTCAAGCGATTCGACGATTTCGCGGAACTGGTCCTTGCTTTTTGGCAGCTCAAGCTGCATGGCCGCGAACGAGGCTGTCAGGTCGTCGCGCAACTGGCCGGTCTTTTCTTCGGCATCGTAATAGGCGTCGTAATAAGCCGAGAATTGCGCGTTGAAGGCATCCATGCCGCCGGCCATCTGCACCAGGCTATCGGACAACATCAGGATGGTGTTCAGGTCGTTTCCGCCGAAAGCGCCCCGCAGCGTCTTGCCCATCAACTCGGCCACGCGGCTGACGGCATTGGTTTCGGCGACGACCCGGGTAAAGGTCGTCGCCATTGCCTCACCCGATTGACGCAGGCCGGCCAGGCTCGGGAAGACGGCATCCGCCAGCCCGGAGTAAAGGTCATCGGCGATGCCCTGCCAGGCGCTTTCCAGTCCGCTGGAAACATCGCGGCGCAGGGTGAAGGAAAACCGCTCAATGGCCGGGCCGACGGTGTCGTCGTCGAAGACGTCGGCCAGCGCCCTGAACTGCGCGGCGGCAGCGACCGCCAGCGCATCGAGGGCACCGTCGAGCTGGCCGGTGATGGCGTCGTATTCGACGCCCTCGCGGTCGCTGCCGAACCAGCCACCATCCTTGGTCCACGGGCGCCCGATGTCGCCCTGGAAGCCGCTTCCTGTGAAGGTGCCGACCACGTTGCTGGCGCCGGTGTACTCGCGCTTGCCGCCGAAGGCGCCGATACCGTCGAGAAGGCTGTAGACGGCGACGGCCGCCGCAAGATAGGGCGCCGCGGCGGCCACTGCACCAAGGGCCGCCGATCCGGCACCAACGCCTGCCGACGACACGCCCCAGCTCGCCGCATTGCCTGCGATCAGCGTGCCGACGGCGTCGCCGCCGACCGCGCCGGCCACGTTCGCGGCCGCCAATGAGGCCGCCGAGGCACCGACCCCGGTGCCGACATTGAACAGCGAGGCGGCATTGCTCGCCGTGTTCAGCGCGCTACCGGCATCGGTGCCGCTGGTGCCGGTCATTGAACTGACGGCCGACCCCGCTGAATTTACCGTCATCTGCACGGCAAACTTGAGCACCATCGCCTTGAAGGTGTTCTGCAGCGACTTGGCGAAGGCTTCGCCGAAATCGTCGCCCGCTTCGAAAGCTCTGTAGAGCGAGTCGGTCAGGCTTTTTTCAATGTCGTCGGTGAATTTTTCCCAGGCCTTGGCGCTTTCCTCGGCGGCCTTTTTGCCGGCATCGAGCACCTCGTTCGTCTGCAGGGCGCTGCGCAGGCGCTGGCGGGCGGAAATCTCGCGGTCGAGATTGGCGACCAGTTCGGCCTGGCTATCGAAGCCGTCCGCGATCGCGCGCTGTTCTTCCAGGCGGGCAATCGTGACGGATTCGATCTCGCTGGCCGTTCTGCCGTAATTCGCATTTTCCTCTTCGGCCGCGCGTGCCCGGTCCTCGATCGCTTCGATCGATCTGGTCACTGCTTCGCGCGATTTTTCCATTTCGCGCTGATAGGCTTCCTCGTGCTTTTTCGCCTCGGTGACCGCATCGGTATGGAATTTTTGCTGCGTCGTCAGCTTTTCGACAGCGTCACGGTAGGCGTCGACGCTCAGGCGGCCGGACTGGTAGCCGGCGAACAGCGTCTGCAGGTCCTGCCAGTAGATGGCATCGAGGCCGGTATCCTTGGCGTTGAGACGATTGAGCACCTGCGCCAGGTCATCGACCGGCTTTTTCGCGGCGGCGGCGCCGGTCTTGAGTGATGACAGAAAGGCGGCGGCGCGTTTCTTCGCGTCGTCGCTGGCCTTGCCGGTCGCCTTGATGCCGTCGGCGGCGGCCACATTGACCGGCTGGCCGAGCTTGAGCACGAAATCGTCAAAGCTGGTTTTGGCTTTTGCGATGTCGGCCTGCCATGCGCTGCCAATTTCCAGCGCGCCGCTAAAATTGCCACTGCCGACCGCGACCAGTTGCGCGGCGGCAGCGCCGATGGTCTTGCCGACCACGGAAAACGTCGTCGCGACGGCGGCGCCAGTGGCCGCCAATCCCATCAGTAACTGATTAAGCCCTTCGCCGGCTGTCTTGAATGCGTATGAATTCTTGCTCGCGTCGAGCAGCTCGTCGGCCAGCACCTGCAGCGTCGGCAGCAGCGCCGAGGCCAGTTCTGCGCCGCTGGCCGCGGCGTTGAGGCCGATTTCTGCCAACGTATCGTTGAACTGGTCGGCCGGCGCCGCCATGGCGGCCATGACCTCGCCGTAGCGTTCGGCGGCCTGCGCCGACTTGTCCAGGCCTTGCGAGCCGAGGTTGAGCAGCGGAATCAGCTCACTGCCGATTTTTTTGCCGAAAAGTTCGCTGGACAGCGCCGCCTTGTCGACGCCGTCAGGCAAATCGGCGAAGAGGTCGGCGATCTGGCGCATCGCCTTGTCGGTGTCGCGCGTGTCGATGCCGAGCTTCTTGAAGGCATCGGCGTTGTTGACCATTTCGCTGGCCAGGCCGCGCATGCCCTTGGCCACCGTGTCCATGCCGGTGCCGGATTGTTCGGCGGCCAACTTGAAGGCGGCCAAGTTCTTGACCGACACGCCGGTCTTCTGCGCGAGGTCGTTGAATTCATCGGCGGCATCGACCGCCGATTTGACGAAGGCGGAAATCGCCGCGCCGGAGAAGGCGGCGGCGAGTTGCGGGGCGAGACCGGTCGCGACCTGACCAAGTTTTGACAGGCTGGCGGTCGCGGCGTTGACGGCGCTGCTCGTCTTGTCGACGGCGGTGATGATGACTTCGGTTTTGTTAACTGCCATGCTGCCGCTTCTCCGAAAAAACCTTCAACGCCTCGCCTTCCATAATCTGCAGCGCCGGGAAAACCCGCCGCTGCGTTTTTTTGCCAAGCCCCAAACGCCCCTCGACGACCGGCAGCGCCGAATAATCGAGGCCGGTCGGCCCGGCCATGCCCATGCGCCACTGCGTCTGCATGGCCAGAAAAACCCGTAGCACCGGCCAGTTTTCCGGCCAAATGCCAAGTTCATCGGCCACAATGGCGGCTTTTTTGATCGCCTCCGGGCTGGCGCCCATCGCGGCCAGCATCGCGACAACGCTGTCCTGCCCGCCGGCGATACGACGGGCAGCCGCGATTAGTTTTTTCGCCTGGCCTCCAACAGCTCCCGGCGATAGGCTTCGAACAGTTCGATAGACGCCGCCGGGTAGTTGTCGAGCAACGCTTCCAGCGACGCCGGGTTGTATTCGGCGTCGATGTCCGGCAGGTTGACGATGATTTCGCCAAGCGCCTCGGCGTCGGTCTTGCCCTGCAGCCCCTCGAAATAGGTCTTGATGCGTCTGCGGCTCAGGTGCCGGAATTCGACGGTCAGCGGTGCCGGTTCCGGTGACCCTGGCACGGTCATTGGCACCTGCACGGTGAATGTGGGGTTAGGTTGCAACTTGAACATAGCCTGATCCTTTCATTGGCCTGAGAGGTGCCGGGGAGGAGGTGCGTCAGGCCGGCGCACCTTGATGGAGAAGGGGGGGGCTACCCTCCCCGGCGGACGGGTTACGGCAGGACGTAGCGCGGGCGGGTCGCCATGTTGATAACGACGCTCGACTGTATGATCGACTGGTTGTTTTCGACGGTCGGCAGTCCGGAAGCGCCAATCGAGCCGAAGAACAGCATCTCGAGGCCATCCGGGAACAGCACCTTGAAGCCGATGTCGGCGCCGCTGGTGGCGGCGTTGACGATGGCCTGCATGGTGGCGTCGGTCGGGTCCCACAGCATCGGCAACTCGACGCTGCCGGCCGAGACGACGGTCGCCTTTCGACGAGTAATGCGGTCGCGCAGCAGGTTGTATTCGGCATATTGCTGCTCGAAGCCGGTGATCCTGAAGCCGGTGGCGTCGCCGATCTCGGTGGCGAGCGTGACGACCTGCATGTTGCCGGAGACGAAGGCTCCGTAATTGGTTGAGTTCTGATCTTCGGTTTCGAAGGTGTTGCCGGCGCCGTTGACGTTGGCAGCCTTGACCAGGGCGCCTTCGAATTCGGTCATGCCGAACATGTCGACCAGCGCGATGTAGTTGCCGTTGGTCGGGTCGACGCCGGTGTAGGTGACGACGCCGGGGTCGGTCTTGCTGATGCCGGTGACCTGCTGCTTGCTGCTGATGGCGGACTGCATGAAGATGCGAGTGCCGGCCGGGGTGCGTGCGGTTCCCATATTTGTTGCTCCTTAAGAGTAATCGATCCGGAGAATGACGGGCAGCCGGTAAGCCGGCTTTTCCATGCTGTCATCCACCTCCGGATCGGCGATGGATGCGAGCTGAACGAAATGAGCGAGGCCGCCGAGCGTGTTGTGCGCGCCGCTGTCGAACAGCGCGGCCTTGACTTCGTCGAGGATCTCGTTGGCGGTGGCGACAAAATCGCCGGTCGCCTTGACCAGGATGTCGACGCGCATGACCAGCGGATTGACGATGGGCAGACCGGACCTCATGAGGGTCGCGTCGCGTGGGTCCTCGCCGCCGGTTACAACAAACAGCGCCGGCAGATCGGCGCTGGCGAGCGGCGCTACGCGGGTGTCGTCGAAGACGCGCCCGGCCGTGGTCGCCAGGCCGGTGAGGCGGGCCTTGAGCGCGTTGCGTATCTCAGTGCGGCGGGAGGTCATTTAGGCGGCCTCCAGCCGGCACAGGTCGATGCCGGTGCCGTCCGGTTCGATACTGACCACGGTATAGTGGGTGCCATTGATGACCAGCGTATCGGCGCGCGCCATGCCGACCGAGGTCAGGCAACGGAAGACGGGATCGTTGCCGGAAATCAGGCCGAAGGCTTCGCCGTAGGCTTTGTCGAATAATCCGGTGACTGAGGTCGTGCCATTACGCACGGCCGCAGTGCCGAAATCTTCGAAGAAGGGGTCGAAGTCTTCGACGAAGGCCATCAGGATTCCTTGGCCTTGCGCGGGCGCGCAGGCTTGGCTTCCAGCGTCGCGACGGATACCGCGACGGCTTCGGCCTTGCCCAGGCGCACGAGAATGTCGGCGTCGCGGTCGGAAACCTCGCCGGGCACGGTGTAGACGGTGCCGGCGGCGAGGCTGACGCCCGAGGCGCCGCAACCGCGCAGGATGCGGATGGCGTCCATCATCAGGCGGTCAGGGCGTCCTTCATGGCCGAGAAGGACTCGGCATGACGGACGGCGATGTCGATGTCCTGTAGGGCAACGACGCGGACGGTGCCGGAGGTCGATGCCGTGTAGGGATCGACGATCAGGTCGAGGGTGCCCCAGTTACCGACGATCAGGTCGGCGAAGTTGCCGAACAGGATGGCCGAACAGACGCCGGACGAACTGCCTTTTGTCAGGTTAGACGGCACCTGGTTGGAGATACCGGCGCGGGCGCCGCCGAAGTTGGTGAGGCCGGAAGCATCCGGGAAGCTCGGGCAGACGAACTGCGCGGCACCGGAGGCCTTGTCGGTGGTCATCAGCTTGCCGGCCACCTTGGCGTTGGTCAGGTAGCCGGTGGAGCCAAAGTCAGCATTGGCGGTGGCGACATCGGACCACAGTTCAACGATGTGCGCCCAGGTCGGGGCGAGGCCGTTGGTGCCGCCGGCCACGTCGCCGATGCCGGAGGTGGCGAGGATGCCGGTCGGCTGGTTGGAGGCGCCGGAGCCGTTGATCGCGGCCTGGTCGATGGCCAGTGCCAGTACCTTGGCGAGGTCCATGCGGACGAAGGATTCGACATCGATCGACGACTGCAGCAACAGCTTGCGGCTGAGGTCGTTGAAGGCGCCGACGGTGCGCGGGGTCATCGTCACCTGGTCGAAGGCCTGCGTCGATTCGGTCGGGGCGCCGGACTCAGCGACCCAATAGGCGGTGGCGCCGCCGGTCTGACGCGGGATGGCGATGTTTCCGGTCAGGCCGGACAGCATCTGCGCGCCCATCTGCATAATCATCATGCGGTTGCGCAGCAGGTCGATGAAGTTGGCAGCGAGCAGATCGGTCGATACGGTGTAGCCACCGGCGCCGTTGGTGCCAACTGTCAGGTCGCGCTTTTGCACGTCGTTCGGAACGAAGAAGCCTTGCGCAGCGCGGCCAAGCTTCTGGCCGACGGCTTCCGAACATTCGCGCTCGAAGCCGGCGGCTTCCTGTGACTTGCGGTCGCCGGGGTTGGCCAGCGAATTGATGGCGCGCAGGAAGGAGAAGCGCTTGACTTCCTTCTCGGTCAGGCCGATGTCGGCGGTGTCGAGCGGCTTGTTGCTCATGCGCTCAATGATCGCGGTCTTGAGTTCGTCGGCCGAACGGCCGGCCTGGACGAATTCGGCGGCCAGCTCGCCGCACTTGTATTGCTTGCCGATGGCCAGTATTTCGTTGATGCGCTTGGCGGCATCGTTGGCGCCGGCGGAGCGGACTTCTTCGACGTTGATGTCGGACATGATTTGCTTCTCCTGGATGATTTGAATTTCGATGCGGTCGCCGGGCTGTTCGGCGCTGCGCCCGATGCCGACGGTGGCGTCGGCAGGGACGGAGACGAGCGACACTTCGAACGGCTCCCAATCGCTGACGCGATAGGTATCGGTGCCGGTGTCCTTGTTCGTCTCGATCAGCTTGGCGTTGTGGATGGCGTAGCCGACGGAGACGTTCTGGCGGATGCCGTCTTTCACGTCCTGGAACACCTCTTCGGCCCGCGCGCTTTTTCCGAAGCGCACCACGGCGCGACCTACCCGGTCTTCGCCGATCTGGACTGATTCGATGACGCCGACATGGTCGCGGCTGTCGTGATCCATGAGCAGCGGCCCGCCGGATTTCAGGCGGCCAAGGCGCACGGACTTGGCGGA